GAGATCGAGCAGGCTGACTTCGACATCAAGGTCTCGCCAATGTCAGGCCCAGCGTCTAAAGAGACAGCGATGGTCATTGACGGGCTGGTGAGGAACATCGAGTCAATCAGTCGAGCCAAGGACATCTACGTCAATGCCGGTCGAGGCATGACCACTGCTGGCTATGATGGCTGGATGGTGTCGCACAAGTACGCTGATCCGCAATCGTTCGATCAAGACCTTGTGATTGAGCCTGTTGCCAACTTTATCGATCGAGTCTGGTTTGACCCTGCTGCTTACCTGCAAGACAAGTCTGATGCCCAGTACGCTTTCCTGCTTCACGCTATGTCAGTGCAGGAGTACGTCAAAAGGTACCCTGAAGGCTCTCAGGCGTCCGTCTCGATTGACAGAGAGGGTGACGCATACTATGACAAGGGTCAGGTTATCGTGGTAGGGCAGTTGTTCTACGTCGAACAGGAAGCCTGTGACCTGGTGCTGATGACTAATGGTGCCGTGTACACGGTTGACGATGACTTCAAGAAGGTCAAGGACGAGCTGACGGCATTGGGCATTGAAGAAGTCAGGACGCGCAAGGCTTACAAGACTAAGGTCTGCTCACGCTTCTTTGACCAGACTGATTGGCTGGAAGAGAAGGAAGAGACCATCTTCGACCGCATTCCTATCGTCCCACTGTACGGCAACTTCAAGATCGTCGAGAACAAGACAATTTATTGGGGTGTAGTCGAGAAGCTGCTTGATCCGCAACGTGTCCTGAATTACTCCTTGTCACGCGAGATCGAGGAAGGCGCACTGGCTCCGAGAGCTAAGTATTGGATGACTCTCACCCAGGCGGCTGGGCATGAGGACGCACTGGCTACGCTGAACACCAACTCCGATCCGGTCCAGTTCTACAACGTCGATCCTGAGATGCCTGGCGCTCCGATGCAGCAGGGTGGCGCACAGGTTAACCCAGGGCTTCGCACAATCTCCGAGTCAATGCGCCAGATCATAGGCCAGACTGCGGGAATGTTCGCTGCGAGCATGGGCGACAACCCTGGGTTACAGTCAGGCGTGGCAATTGAGAGCCTTCAGGCCAAGGGCGACAACGGCACCATCAAGTATTTCCGCGCACTGGAAGCGGCTATTGCTGCCACTGGTGACATCTTGGTCAAGGCCATTCCCAAGGTCTATGATGCCCAGCGCACAGTTAGATTACTGTACGAGGATGGCAGTACGGAGATGCAGGTACTCAACGAGCCTGTCATTGATCAACAGACGGGTGAGATTGTTACCCTGAACGATTTGACCAAGGGCCAATACTCTGTTGCTTGTCGAGCAGGGCCATCATTCCGCAACCGTCAGCAGGAGACCATCGAGACAATCATTGAGATTGCCAAGGTCGATCCGTCAATCATTGGCATGGCTGGTGACATCCTGCTCAACGCTATCCCTACCAGTGCGGCTACCCAGATTGGCGAGCGCAAGCGTCTACAGATGATGGCGCAGGGTCTTATCCCACAGACCCAATTGACCGAGGAAGAGAAGGCTCAGATGGCCCAGAGCGCACAGGGTCAGGAGCAGCAGCAAGACCCGGCAATGGTACTGGCCCAGGCTGAGATGGCGAAGGCTCAAGCAGAGCAGATGCGAGCGCAGGTTGAGGTGCAGAGGCTTCAGTTGGACACTGCTAAAATCCAACTAGAGGCGCAGAAGGTGCAGATGCAAATGCAGGCTGATCAGGCTCAACAGCAACTGGATGCGTTCAACGCACAGACTCAGCGCATGAACACCCAGATCAAGGCTCAACAGGCTGGAGCCAGTATTGAGAAGGACGCAGTCGATATTCAAGGCAAGCAGATTGACAACCAGATGAAGATTGCCAGCGCATTGAATCCATTCAGGGGCCAGATATGAATCCACTAGAAGGCATGACCATCATCATCCAGCAGGAAGAACCTTTCACTGCGAAGATCAACCGAGACAATCGGGCCAACGTCATCGAGAACTGGAAGTTTGGCCCTGAAGAGACCACCAGCGACAACACTGACTACTATCGCATGATGGCTAGGGCTTGGAGCGTGAAGCCAGTAGAGGCTCGCAGGCAGATGTGTGGCAACTGCGAATACTTCAACAATTCACCTGAGAAGCTGGAGATGATGGAAGTAGTCCCAGAGGATGACTATGACGCTGATGGCGGTGGTCGAGGCTACTGCGAGAAGTTTGAGTTCGTCTGCCATAACTTGAGAGTGTGTCAGGCGTGGGAGGCCAGAGAACAGGAAGAGGCCGAGGAGTACTAATCATGCCACAGTCAGCACTCAGACAGATACCAACGCAGTCAGCAGAGCCTGTTGTGCGATCCTACAACCCGTTCAACCCTGCCTTCAGGGATACGGTGAGATCGGGCATCAACGAGCTTATAGGGGGCCGAGAGATGGGCGGCACTCCTACGCAGCGATACAGGGCTGGCATGGCTGATATGCTCACGGGTGCTGTGGACTTCGCGCCGGGTATTGGTGACGCTGTGGGAGTGGCTGACACGGTGCAAGCTGCAAGGGGCGGCAACTACGGTACTGCTGCAATGCTGGGCGGTGCGACCATGCTAGGGATGCTGCCGGTGGTTGGGGATGCTGCGAGTAAGGCTGTGCGTGGAGCGTTAAGGGATGCGCCAACAATATCTGCTGGAAGTAGAACAAGTTTAGACCCAAACAGCCTCTTCTTTAGAGAATCAGAGCAGAATAGACTAAAGCAAGCGTCTGAGCTGTTTGATAGCGGGGAGGAAATTCAGCCCATTGTTACTATTTATAATAATGGCAGAAGAGATATTTTAGACGGCCACAACAGGGCATCTATTGCTATTTCAAGAAACCAAAATTTGCCAGCAGTTGATATAGATATTGCAGAATATGATCTGCTCAAAGGAGCTGGCTTTGATGACATGGAAATTGCATATGCAACCCTGCTCAGAGCTGACGAGGACGAAGCTGCGTCAGCCATAAACAACCAATTCTATGGCTCTGGAATAAGGCAGCGAGGAGCAGAAGCACTTTCGCTTATGGATTCTCCAGCGCCAGCCTCTGCCGCACCCAGCCCACTAGAAGGCACTCTGGATATGTCCCAAGCAGCCAGGATGCAGAGGGCGGCAGACTTTGGAGGGGAAAGAGACTGGTATCGAGGAAGCGTAGTTGATGAAGGCGATGAGCTTCAAAAAGAATTATTAGGGATAAACACAGGTTCTCCGAGCGCATATAAGGGCTTTTTCTTTGCATCCAACCCAGAAACAGCGTCTTCTCCAATATATACAACGGCCACTGATGACCAGATTATGTCATTCGTCAATTCGAAATATGGAAGCTTGGAAAATATGCTAGGGCAATCAAATATAAACATTGATGCAAAAGCGAGAAAAGAATTTGATATTTTTGATTCTCAGGATTATGACTTAAAAGATGAGCATGAATTGCATTTTTATAATTCGTTAAAACAATTAATTAACAATAGTCCAGGTCAAAATGTATTGGGCGGCACCCCTGATGACTTTGGGTATCCAGATCAAAACCAGAGACTGATGGAAACGGTTTATGAGTTTATGCGGAGGCCAGCCGATAATTCCGTACCGTCAATAAGCAGCGACCTTAAAGCAATCGTCAATAACACGATGCCAGAATTGTCTAAGTCTTTAGAGGTAAAAAAAGATATTGATTTAGTGCGGCAGCATATGAACCTTAGTGCAAAATATGACCCTGAGTATGCGCGTGGCGGGGAAGACGCTTTGCCAGCGTTAAGTTTTGCAGGAAAAGAGATTGCGCCTAATGTTGGTCAATACAAGTTAAATATGCAAAATCCGTATATTAAAGATATGGGGGGGGCTGCGTATAGAAACGAAAGTTACAACCAGATCATAAAAGACGCACTATCTGGCGGCTATGATTCTGTAATTATTAAAAATACCTATGACGGCGGCAATGAAATAACAGATGTTGGAATTGTATTTGAGCCAAATAAAGCAAGATCAGTCAACGCAGCCTTCGACCCAGCCAAGCGTAGCAGTGCGAACATAATGGCTGGAGCAGCAG